CGTTTCCATGATCGTCTCGGCTTGGAACTTAACCAGAGCCTCTGATAACAGCGGGTGGTACACGCCGCAAGCGCCTTCCCACGGCTCGCTGCGTTCCTCAATCTTCATGCCCAACAACTCTAGGCCATCGACGTAGGTCTGCATCCAGTCTTTGCGGGAATCTATATCGTCTTGGAAGTCCGACAGCAAATCCGCCGCGATGGTTTGCAGGTCATCCTCATCCATCTCCTCGGCCAAGTTGGCGTTGAAGTCGTCCTCAATGTCCATCTTCTCAATCTCAATCTCCAGCCCGCCGATGCCGATATGCACCGACTCCGGGTCTTCGATCTCAATCTCTATAGGTTCGGCACTCATCACATCCTCGTCCATACCGACCGGAAGTTGATACAGCGCCTTGTCAAAATTTGTCGCCATGATTAATCCTCAATAAAATTAGCTAGACCAACAGTGTTGTTGTTGACATCGTGCCAGTCATCACCCACTGTCGTTGGCTCTTTGCCATTAAGCCACTTCTGAACTGATAAGAATGATCCACCTCTGGGTCCAAACAAGCCACCATGCCAGCAGTTTGGACGTACGCGAATGTGCGTACCCAAAGCTTCGGGCGTATACATCTCACCATCAAATCTGAAATCAATGTCGCCACCGAGGTATACCTCGTAGCTATCGACGTTTGGATGTATATGATCCTCGATAGAAGAATAGGGCGGCATGATAAATAGCTGAACTTGATACGGCGCTTGCCGATACAGCACCACACCGTAGATCGCTCCGGCTTGTGTAATCGAATTTTCTTGCGGCGTATTAATTGGACGGCCATTCATCCACCACTCAAGAAATCCCGCAAGGTCATCGTAGTCTGTCATTTGTCCTCAGATTAATTTCCAACTACCAGATGAGTAGCTCTGCGGCATTTTTACCGCACCGCCGCCAGCGTATTTCCGCATCATCGCCTTCGGGTCCAAGTCCGAACCAAGTTGCAAATCTCTCGAGCCACCACCCATCCCACGTATTTCCGTAATCTTGTTTCCCCAGTGAACACCCCTGCCGCTTTCTCCTTTCGGGCTTTCACTTTTGTATATTTCCACAGGATTTAATCCAACCTTCGGTGCCGTCGTGAATGAAGCTTCTTGTAGCACCGAGCCTGCTTTTTTGGGGCCAAAATCTTCCGCCAAAACCAGCCCAACCTTGCCAGACTTGGTTTCTTTGTCGTAAGACATCGGCACGAACTTGGTTGCCATGTCCGCATTCTGGAACAGGCCAGCTATTCGGTTCACATCCGATGGGTCTAGATACACAGTTTTGCCTGATCGCGGCTGCAACCCTGTAGTCGCATCGCGGTGCTTGTCTCCGCTACGATTTCTAACGGTAGTATTGTCTTTATAGTGGCCGTATGTTGAGCCGCGCTCCGTTCGGTACAGATACTCCGGCTGATCCGCCGCGCTCTTCAGTATTGTTTCGTAATCCATCACGTCACCTCAGTAATAACTCCGCTTTACACGGGAAAACGGCTCATCTTCCTCATCAGAATCCAGCCGCAAGAACCCGCCTTGCCGAAATCTAATCAGCGCCTGCACCCCCGAGTCCATCAAGTCATCATGCTCGGCATTCGGGAAGCGCGCAAACTCCTCCACCACATCCTCCGCCCACCGGCGGTCAGGTGTCCACACTTTACCGGAAGAGAATAGGTCTGTAACGCTGTTCAAGCGCACAAACTTATCGTTTCCACGTGTCGGGGTGAAGTCCTGAACCATGACACCCATGCGCCGTAGCTCAAATATCAGGGGTGTACCCGCCGCTTTTGCTTCAATAATGCAGGCATCTGGCTCCCACTGGTCATACATCTCCTTCGCCTTCTGCTTTAGATCCGGGAATTCCACCTTCCCCTTCCACGCATCCAGCAAAATGATGTTTACATCGCTCTCATCCTCGTCTTTGTGGAACACGCCCCATGTCGTACACGCGGAATAGTCACTCCGCTGGTTCTTCGTATACGCAGTATCCCAACTTTGGATGATGAACTGGCATGGCGGGGGTCTATCTGCCTCCCATATCTTCCACCAGTCCCGCTTTACAATCGCACCTTCCTCACCGGTAGGCTTTTGCTGGTACTGGGCGTTCCATTTGTAGGCCGGAAGCTCTTCTTTTAGCGCTAATAGCTCGTCTAATGCCCAAAATTCGGGCCACAAGCTGTTCCCGGAGGGCAAAATAGCCGGGAATTCGATGACTTCCCACTCTGTTGAGTCACTTTTCAGCACTCTGCCGGTCAAATCCTTGTCCGACCAGCGCGTCATCACGACAACAATCGCCCCTCCCGGCTGTAAACGCTGCCGTGGACCAGAGGTGTACCACTCGTAAACACTATCAAAGACGGACGGATCGCCTTGAGCCAGTCTGGCCTCTTGTTCTGAGTGGGGGTCGTCAATGATAAGGAGATCAGCACCCTTACCAGTAACAGTGCCGCCAACACCGATAGCAAAATAATCGCCGCCGTGGCTAGTCGCCCATCGGCCAGCCGCCTTAGAATCTGCCCGCAACCCCACACCGGGGAATATTTTTGCATATTGATCGCTATCTACTAGGTTCCTCACCTTCCGGCCAAACCCGACCGCCAATTCAGCCGTATTCGAAGTCTGAATAACCTTCTTGTCCGGGTGCTTCCCCAAGAACCACGCCGGCAACATATAAGAAGCAAACTCACTCTTAGTATGCCGCGGCGGCATATTGATAATCAGTCGCTTCAACTTCCCTTCCGCGATCTCTTCAAACTTCTTAGCCATAATGGCGTGGTGCCTGCCGTGAATAAACCCCGGCCACATCTCTTTTACAAACGGCATGAACTTACCCTGCGCCCGCTCCCGCGTAATCGCATCTCTGTACTGACCCACCTGCTCCAGTAGCTTCTCCTGCTCTACCGGCGGCAGCTTGCCAATCAGTTCACTTAGATCCATCCTCTACCTTATCCCACGCAGAATTCATCTTGCGCCGTATGGCCGCAGGAGATGACTCATCCCCACGCAAACAATACGGATACGACTGTATCGAATACGAATCCCGCAACGACTTCAACACCGCTATAGCAGCATCGATCCCCGCAATCTTCCCCTCACGCTCCCGATTCCACGTATCAAAATCCATACATCACTCCAGCGTCTTGAAGTTGATCCACACCGGCCTAACACTCCGCTGACCCCTGCTCACCTTCTTCACCACACCCAACTTCACCAACCTCTTCACTATCTCGTGCGTATTCCCCATCCCGCCCTTACCACGTATCCGACATATATCCCGTATCGACGGCCCAAACCCATATCGACGCCACCACTCATCTATCACCAAAAACACCTCCTTCTGCGCAGGCGTCATCTCAACCTCCATACACTCATCTCGCGTCATCTCCCGCCGACGCATTACCATCTCTCGATTTATCTCAATGTTGCTATTCATGAAATTTGGAAACGTTTCCAAGTTTATACTTTGGCAACATCATCGCCGTCGCCAAAAATATCCCCCCGGGGGTCTTCCGTTTCGGCGGACAAGGGGGGTGTTTCGCTGGCAGGGATATCGCTGGGTTCGGCAAAATCTTGGGATGGGGTGTGTGGAATACTATGTTCATGCGCGGGGGAGTCCCATTCAGCATCGGCGGGGGTGGGTACGGGGTGGGGCTCCTCAGTTGCCAAATTGTTACCGGTCAACTCCACCAACAGCGAATCAGCATCGACCGTTTCCGCATCGGCAGTCCCAAGCATCAGCGTTTTCAATTGATCGAGTATCTGCGACCGTATCTCGCCGGAGTCCTTGACGTGCTCCACTCGCTTCGTTTCCCTGAACGCATCGACGCCGACCAATTGACCGATAGCGCGCACCGCTTGCACCCTTGTCGCGCCCTTTTCCTCGGTGCTGGTAGCGATTTCGGCCAGCGTTGCAATGACGATAGACTTCAAGCCAGCAGCAGAGTGCAGCGCAGCCACCTCATTAGCCCGTTCTATTCGTTCTATTTCCGCTTGGATTCTGATATCAGCTTTCAGCCTACTGGCATTGTCCCCTGCAGTCTTAGGCTTTGCCTTGCTGGAGTACGCGACTCTGTAGGAATCCGCACCGGTAGCACCTAGTGCTATCTGCTCAGCGAATC